CATGTGCGGGGCCGTTCCAAGACTGAAAGAAGCCGGATGTCGTAGTGGAACCGTCGAAGTAGCCGCCCAGTGTGGTGCCGTGTTCCAGCATGACGCCATCGACGTAAAAGTCACCGCCGCCCGCGTCGATGGAGAAGCCCACCTTGTAGCCAGATGGCAATGTTGCTGTTGCGATCGAGAACCGCTGCCAGGACGAAGTGACACTGATCGTTGTGGTGGTGTCGCTCTGCCAGTTCCCAGCACTGTCCATCAAGTGGACAATTAGGCGCACGCCGAAAGCATTGCCTACTACTGAACCCTTGGCGTAGAGGCTGACCGTGACCGCCGTGTTGAACGGGAGCGTATAGGTCGAGCTGTCCGCAGGGAACCCGTAGGCCAGTGGGCGCTGGCCATTACCGGTGCCGGACTTGTAGACAAGGTGCGCCGACGCCGATCCCGTGAAGCTCTGGGACGTATCACGGGTGACCGTGAAGTGGGTGGTATCGAACTGGTAGCCGCTGAGGTCAACCTCAAAGGACGGGTTCTTGACTAGGTTAGTGCGGACTGCCACGGTGCTGCCTTCCTTGAATACGACTGTGGCGGGGCATGATTACCCCGCCACGGTTACTGCTTTGGAAGGGTCTACGACTGGGTGAAGGTGAAGGTGACTGTCACGGTGTCCTGACCGGTGAACGTCACCGAGCCCACCGTGTTGCCGTCGAGGTAGGTGCCAGCCGTGGCAGCCGAGTAGACACCCGTACCGACAACGGTGCAGGCCGGTACATCGAACGTGGCAGAGGCCGTGATGACACCGTTGGACGGGGCGCTCCAAGACAGAGGCTTGCGGGCGTAAGCGGGCGTGCCGCCCGCCACCTCGGTGCCGGCGGTGCCACCTGACGGGGCCGTGGTGAACAGAGCACCGTAGAGGGCGTCAGCTGCGTACTTGGCGGCGAGGCTGTTCTTTTCTGCGGTGGTCTGGATAGCCATTTATTTCTCCTGAGCTTTATTCAACCTCAACGAGGTCAAGACTTAGGCCAATTCTATCAAACCTCTTTGTTGCTATATTTCCGCTGAGGGAACTAGTAAACGATACAGCCCCTACGCCGAGGCCGGGCTTCCTCGCCGGCTCGGTGGCGGTGGTCAGGTTGATGTGGTCGAGCGTCAGGCTGGCGCCAGTGGGGCACACTAGCTGGAGGCGGATCGCGGAGTAGGCATTGACCGCGCCTTCGGCCGCCGAGATGAGCACCACCTGTCCGGGGTTCTCTCCGGGGACGCAGGCCACCGGCTCGGTCCACTGGCCACTGGCCGCAGCCAGCAGCGAGACCTTCACGGCAGCTGCGCCCGTGCGCGAGCCCCAGAGCCGCAGGTACGCCGGCTGGCCGGGGACCGTAGGCAGGATGATGGACTCGCCCAACTCACTGAACTGGCCGACGTTGGTGAAGGTCACCGCTTTGCCGGCCAGCGCCTCCGGGGCCGTCGTGAGCAGCGGGGATGCCCAGGCGCCGACAACGTGCTTCAGCTGGTAGGCCGAGGCCCAGCGGGTGGGCAGCAGGTTGCCCTCCGTGTAGTTGAAGTCCAGCAGGTAATACGGACCCTCCCCGTAGACACCGTTGTAGATGTCCATGAGGTTCTGCAGGTCCGGGGTGCCGCCTTTGTACTGCAGCTTGTACCGCTTGTAGGTGTTGGGGGCCTCGTAGACGTGCATCCCGCCGTCGAGCAGTTCGGTCTCCTCGATGCCCCGGTTGAAGTCCCAGCCCATCCCGGCCTCGGGGTAGGGGATAGCCTGCATCCGTCCGAGCGGGCCGAACAGCATGGTCTTGTCAGTCATTAGCGGTGTCCTTCTGCTGCGAGCTGCTTGTTGCCGGCGTTTGCCGCTTCCGCGATGACGCGGTTCTCAGTGAATAGCTTGATGTCCTGCCGCATCTCGGCCATGGCCGCCAGGGTGGCCGCGCCGAGTTCGACCACGGAGTCCTGGATCGCGCCGGCGGAACCGCGTGCGCCGGAGGGCGAGCCGCCCATGGCGAACTTGGGGAGCTTCATGGTGCGGATTGCTTCCATGAAGTCCAGGCCGTAGTAGTTCACTGCGCCCTCGGGCTGGATGAACTCGTGGCTACGGACCTTGACCAGACCCTTGCCGTCCACCTGCGCGAGCAGGTTGTCCTTGGTGGGGTTGGCCGGAGGGGTGCCGGGAATGACACCGCCGCCGCTGGCGTAGCCCTTTATCTCGCCGCCGGTGTTGTAGAAGCCGGGCTGGAAATCGCCGGACTGGCCACGGTTGACACGCTCGATGGAGCCGTCGCCCATGACCACATCGGACCATGCCTCGCCGTTGCCCTTGTAGGTATCGACGGTGGCCTTGATCGTGACCGGGATTTCATCCGGGATGCCGTCGAGCAGGTCATTGAAGGCGGTGACATCCTGCGTTGCCTGATCGGTGTCGGCCTCGATCTTGGTGGGCTTGACCTGCGGCACGGAATCCACGACGCCGATGTAGCGTTCCATGGAGCCCTGCAGCGCGCCCACGGCGTCGATGTTGAAACCGATCTGTCCCACGTCGGTCTGGAACTGGGCCGTCAGCTGCTGGGCGTAGGCCTTGACTTCCTGCTGGCTGTGGCCGGTGGCGGCGTAGGCAGCAACCATGTCGATCATCTTGGTTTCCAGATCGCGCAGCGCGGCCCGGTTGGCGATGGCAGCATCCGAGTAGCCGGTCAGTAGCCCGATGCCGGCTTGAACGGTGTTGGCTTCCTTGTTGGAGGCGTCGATTTCCTTCTGCTTGGCGGCAGCGTTGTCCAACGCTTCCTTGGCCTGCTGGCCGTAGTCAGCCGCACGGTCGGTCTCACCGTACTTGATCGAGATTTTCTGCTCGATCTTGGCCTTGTTGGCAGAGATGAGCTCCTTGTCGCGCTCATCGTTCAGCTCGCGGACCTTATCCCGCAGCTCCTCGACCTTCTTGATTTCATCCTCGCGCTTCTTGGTGATGGCGTTCAGCGCGGAGTGGTACTCATCGGTCGCGGTGGTCAGCGCGTACTGCTGGTTGTAGGCAGACATCAGCGCCTGCTTCAGCCGGTTGCCGTAGTCCTCGGCTGCCTGCACGGCATCGTCAATGCCGTCCTCGATGTCCTTGGCGGCCTGCTTGGTCTTCTTGCCGGCCTTCGCCGCCTCATCCCCGGCCTTGCGGAAGCCGTCACCGAGGCCCTGCAGGCTGCTGACGGGAACCTTGGGCACACTGATGGGCTCAACCTTCTTGCGCACCTGGCGGGTCACGGGCTTGGGCGCGGTGATGGCGCCAAACTTGGCCCACTCGGTGGGGTTCATCGAACCCTCGCCGTCGCCGTAGCCAATCCCACCGTTCATCTTGGTCTGCAGGTGAGCCAGCTCGGTGCGGGCGTAGTTCACGAAGTTCTGCACATTGGTCACCGCAGCGGTGGTGTCAGCATCCACGGCAGCCGTGTAGGTGTCGTTGGTGATCGCCAGCAGCAGGGCGTCAATTTCCTGCGCCTTCTCCGAGGCTGGGTTGGTCAGCGCATCCATGACCACCTCGTAGGGCATCCCCGTGATCTTCACCAGATCGTTCGTCAGCACATCGAGCTTGGTGTCCAGATCGGTGGTGCTGACCCCGAGGTTGTAGTGGATTTCGCCGTTGGCGTCGAGCCATCCCTGGATGCCGTTGCGGGCAACCTGGGCGTCCTGCAGCACGGTCTCCTCGGAAACCTCGATCTTGGCCACCGCAGGGTGGGCGCCGAGTGCCTGCTGGAACCGCTCGGCGGACTGCATGGCAAGGGTCTCGATGCCGGAGGTGTCTCCACCCTGCACCTTGATTTCGTTGATGAGCCCCTGGATGAACTCCGCGTAGCCCTGTGCAGCCTGCTCGGCCGTGGCCGTGCCCTGCTTCATCATGGTGAAGAAGTGCTCGCGGGAGGCCGCAGCTGCGTCCTCGAAGTTCTTCAGGTTCTCCCGGCCGGACTCGTTGTTGACCGAGAAGGACTTGGACTTGTAGAGGCTTTCACCGAGGTTCTGCAGGGCAGACTGGACTGCGGCCTCGGAGTTGATGATGCCGAAGATTTCATCGTTCAGCTCTTTGAGCGCCTTGGTGATGTCGTCAATTTTGGCGGCGCCTTCCTCGCCATCCTCCCCCAAGTCCTTCAAGCCCTTGCCCGCCAGTGGGGCAGCCTCGGATACGGCCTTCAGCCCCTTGGCAGCGTCTTTGTTCTTGGCCGAGTAGTCTTCCACCACACGGTTCAGGAACTGCAGGTCGGCGGCCTTGGTGCCAGGCAGCGGGTTGGAGAGTGCGTCGGCAAGGTTCTTGTAGCCGTCCGCCTTGGCGATTTCCTCCAGCTTGGCCTTGAAGGCATCGAGACCCTTCTCACCCTTGCTGATCGACTCCACCACAGTCTGGAAGCCGACGCCGGCGCGCTCAGCGATCTGGGTGACGGTCTTCCCGATGTCGGAGAATCCGAGCGCGCCGTCCGTCAGGCCAACCTTCCGGTTGTTGAACGCCTCGGCCACCGCGCGTGCTCCGGTGTCAGCACCCTGTGCCATGGCCTCTGCGATAGCCTTGCCGGCTTGCTCGGCCTCCATCTGGGTATTGAGGAGGCTGCCAGTCAACAGCGCCAGTGCGCCTATGACAAGACCGATGGGACCGCCAACAAGCCCCAGCATGGAGGAGCCCATGGCCCGCCACCCTGCGGTGGCCCGGCCCGTGGCGTAGTTGACATTGTTGGTCACGGTGGCCATGGAAGCGATGCGCTGCGAGGAGGTGGAGGAGGCAACCATCAGGGCGCGCATGGCCCCTACCTGCCCGAGCAGCGCGCGGGACTGGGACTCGGTGGCACCCTTGGCCATGAGCATGGTCTGTGCCAGTGTGCGCACCTGATTGCCGAGGGCCAGCCCGCCGCCCATGCCACGAGCAGCTGCCTGCTGGAAGCCGATCATGCCGGCCATCACAAACGCCTGTGCGGCCTTGAAGCCAAGGAACAGGGCCGTGACGGTGGCAATGCCCATCAGAATCTGGAGCAGGTGGCCAATAGGCGTGATGGAGCCGTCAGCGTTCTCGGAGATGCTGCGCAGCCAGATGGCCACGTTCTTGGCTGTCTCTACGAACATGGCCATGGGCACCAGCGCGCCGGAGCCAAGGGTGTCCCCGAGGTTCTTCCAGGCGTTGGCCATTTCGGTGAGCTTGGCGGCCAGCGTCTCGAAGACAGGCGCGGCCATCTTATTCAGGGCCGTGCCTTCCTTGAAGCCCTGGTTGGCGTAGTCCATGGACTTGACCAGCACGTCGTTGCCGACAGCGAGCTTGGTCAGGGCGTCAGAGACGCGGAGTTCCTTGATACCGAGGTCATCGAGCGTGGTGGTCAGCTCGCCGTTCTTCTGCAGGGTGGTGTTCAACCCGGCAATCATGTTGGTGAAGAACTTGGAGGAGTCGGTCTTCCAGAGCTTGGCGGCCTGATCGCCGGTCATGCCCATCAGCGCGCCGTACTTCTCCAGGCGCGGCGAGCCCTCGGCCACGTCGCGGTTGATGTTGCCGAAGATTTTGGTGAGCGCGCCTCGGGCGAGTTCCGGGCGCACACGGACTGAGGCCAGCGCGGCAGAGAGGCCGGTGACCTGATCGGCGCTCATGCCGGCGGCGGCCCCGAGGGGACCGATCTGGTTCAGCATGGCAGCGATTTCGGGGTCCGTGGCCACCGTCTTGGCGCCCACGTAGGCGATGGAGGAGCCCAGCCGCTCGAAGAAGTCCGGGTACTTCTCGACATCGGCGGTAAAGGAGGTCTCCATGCGGCCGAACAGGGTGGCACCGGTGTCAGCCGAGATGCCGGTGACAGCCACAAACTTGGCCGTGGTCTCGGTGAAGGCAGCCAGCTTGTCGTTGTTGACGCCCATCTGGGCACCGAGCTGGGTGGTGCGGGTGAGGTCACCGAAGGCCGTGGGGATTTCGGTGCCGAGGTCTTTGAGGGCACCCTTCATCACCTGGGCAGCTTCGGTGTTCTGCTGGAAGTCCTCGTTGACACGGACAACCTGAGCGAAGTCCTTCTGGTACGCAGCAGCAACGGCGGCGGTGGCAGCCGGGATGGTCAGCAGCGCGGCCGAGAGCACACCATAGGTGGTTCCCACGTCGTACATCAGGTAGCGCGAGTTGGAGAGGCTGTCGTGCATCTGGTTCTGGGACTGGGCAGCCCGCTGGGTGGCCTGTGCGTGCCTGTCCGTGGCAATAGAGGCGCGGTTGGTGCTCTCAGCCGTGCGAGCGGTGGCCAAGCCTGCCTGAGCCGTGGCGCGCCCTGCCTGCGCCTCCTGGTTTGCCCTGCGAGCCAGCAGCTCAGCCTTCTTGGCCTCGGCCGTGTTGCGGATACCGGCAGCGCGGGCGGCGGCGATATCAGCCTGCGCCAGCTCCTTGGTTCCCGCAGTCGCTGCGCGCTGGGCTCCGACAATTTTGACCAGCGCGTCAGCAGTGGTCTTCAGGTCCTTGGCGGTGCCCTTCAATGCCGTGTCCAGCTGGCTCAGCATTTCGGCTGTGCTCTTGACCTCCTTGCGGAGAGCAATCAGTCCATCTCTGGCTTCCTTGGTGGAAATATCCACTTTGGCGTCAAACGCACCAGCCACAATTCACCACCAATTCTGTAGAGTCTGGTGCAATTCTATCAGTTGGCTATTTACAAACTCCCGAGAAAAGAGTAAAGCACTAACCGTTCGATATGGAACGGTTAGTGCTTCTCTCACTGCTGGCCGGCGGCCTTGGCCCGGCGCTTCATTTCCCGCTCGTGCTCGGCCGCGTGTTCCCGAGCCGCCCGCTCGAAGTAGTCCCTGCGCGAGGGAAGGACTGCCTCCGGGTCTTCATCATCGGCCGGGACCGCGTAGACCACCTGGGACTCCCCGGGCTTCAGCTCCTCCTCGCCGGAGATTTCCTTGTGCTGGCAGCCGAAGCAGGTGATGGTCTTCAGCTTGTAGTCAATCTCGGAGCTGCTGGAGAACGCCCACCAGATCGGCACACCGCACTTGGGGCATTTCTCCTCCATCAGGGTCTGAACCGCGTGGGCGAAGTTGTAGTCAGCCGGGTGGTGCTTGTGGGGATTCTTGGCGCCCCGGATGATTGCCGTGGGGGACCAGCCCCACTCCTTGGCCGTCAGAACCATCTCCACGCAGACACGGTTCTGGGGCCAAGTCAGGGCTTCGGTAAAAAATCTGCGTCCTGCTCGACCGCAATCTGGAACAGGTTGTTGGCGAAGGTCAGTTGCTCCACAAGCGATTTGATCTTCTGGAACTCTGATTCGAGGTAGGTGTCGAAGATGTCCCGCACGTCATCGACGGTCCAGACGCTGGTGTCCTCGGCCCCGTCGATCTTGCGGACCACCTTGGTGATGGCCGAGGCGATGGTGTCCAGGTTCACGCCGTCGTTGCGCTCGATGTTCCGCTCGTGGACGGCCAGCTCGTATTCCTCCTCGCCGTCCTCGGTCATGGGGTAGTTCTTCCGCGCCGGCGGCTTGATTTCCTTGCGCCACTTCTTGTGGATCAGGCGCCACTGGACCGGCGCGAGGCCCCGGACATGGAAGGTCAGCACGGTCTCGCGCAGGGCCTCCACCAGCCGGGCAACCTCAGCCTCGGCGGCCTGTGCTTCCCAGTCAGCCTTGTCGTAGCCGGGGGCCTCGGTGCCGTCGCCCCCGTAGGGCTCGGACTCGATTGTCATGTTCTCGGCTGCCAGCTCCTGCTGCTTCTTGGCGTAGGCGGCCTTGATGGACTCGGCCAGGTAGCGGGCCTTGGCCGCGTCATTGGCGGCGATGTTCAACTCGTGCGCCAGCTTGGCGTCCGAGTACACGTCGATGCTGTCCTGCGGGTAGGTGGCGCCGGTGACTGCCTTTCGGGCGTTGAAGGTCTTCTCGGACTTCAGTTCCTCGACCTTTTCAACTGCTGCGTCAATGCTCAATGCTTGCTCCTCATGTGGTGGCAAAAGAATGACCCCGGTATCTGTGTAGATACCGGGGCCAGTCTATCAAACTACCTAGTAAGGACTAGGACACAGTGACGTTGGGGTAAGCCTCGCCCTGCTTCAGGAACTCAACCTCGATGAGCACGGGGGTCTCGCCCGCGTCACCTTCGATGGTCCGGTACTGATCGTTCTTGAACTTGAACGTCGAAACGATGTCGCCGGCGGCCACAGGCTGGTCAGCCTTGGGGCCGTAGCGGGAGACCAGCCAACCGCTGATGTACGGAACCTTGAACAGGTTCAGCACCGTGGTGAAGACCGTGGCCGGGACGGGAGCATCCTGGGTGCCGGTGCCGATTTCATCGCGGAAGAACTGGAGCTTGCCCTCGTAGTTCTTCAGCGTCGGGGTCTCGACGTTGCCCTCATCCTCGACGGTGCGGGAGTTGTCCGTGGAGGAATCGCTCATCTTCAGCGTGTAACCGGTGTTGAGCGCGGGCGAGATGCGGGTGCCGGCGTTGATTTCATCTGCCTGCGGGTTGGCGCCGTCAGCGAGACCGGCTTCAGGAATCCACCAGACAGCGATGCGCTTCTGGTTGACCATTTTGTGAGATGTCATCGTTCAGACTCCTTACGCCACGATGGCTTTGTCGAGTTCCATGCGTCCCTGCTGGAGGAACTTCACGGCGAATTGGATCAGGTCATCGTCAATGGTGTCCTGCGGCTCATCAGCGATGAACTTGAAGCTGTCCACCTTCTGGCCGACAGCCAGCGGCACCGAGCGGGGGATGGCCGAGCGGCGCACGAGGTAGCCACTGGCGCGGCCATTCTTGAAGAACGCGAAGGCCCGAGCGAACGCAGAGGCGGTCTCGGCCAGGTCACCTTCACGGAAGAAGGTCAGATTGCCCTCGTAGTTGTAGCGCACGGGGCTCTCGGACTCAGCCTCCTCGCAGATGGTCCGCTTGGTGTTCACGTCCGACTTGGTGGGGTTCAGCGTGTAGCCGGAGCCGATGGAGCAGGAGATGTCCGTGGCCGCCGTGAACAGGCTGAGCTTGGGAGCTGCAGGATCGTATGTCGGGTCTTCGATCCAGTGAATAAGCGTTTTGCCGGAAATGAGCTTGCCCATTTAGTTGCCACCTTCCTTTTCTGCCTCAGAAGGCTTGGGAGCCGCCTCGGACTTGTGTGCCGGGGTGATGTATTCCCCGAACATTTTCTTTTCGATGCCTCGCTGGCGCTGCACGAGAGACGCCTCGGAGACCTCCTGCAAATCCGGGAAAATCTCCAGGTAGACGCGAGGTACTTCCTGCACCAGTTTTGTCTTGCTGTGCTTTGCGATGACTGTCAGACTTTCAGACACGCTAAACTCCAATCCCTTTATTCCAGTTTATCAGCAACGTAATTCCGCACCGCTCTAGGGGTTTATCAGGTAGCGGTACGACTGGGTGGCGGAAAAGCGCGTCGGCTGCCCCAGAGTTGAAATCTCTCCGATGCCGGCAAAAAAGGCCGGGGCTACCTCACCACAATTCACCGGCTCGAATCCAATAATCGCTCCCCAGCCCATGGAATGAAGTTGCCGGGCCGCGTCATCATCGCCGGCGATGGCGTAGGTGGAGAAGCCTTGAATGAAGGAGTCCTCCGTGGCGCCGATGATGCCGTTGACCCGCCGGGGCGGCTTGGTCAGGCCTGCGAAGGCCACCACGAGATGCGGCTTGATCTTGGCATTGGCGTCAAGTGGGATGGCCTTTCCATCGGGCACACCACCCTCGAAAACCTCAACGAATGGAGGGAGGGTGGCCCGGTAGTGGGCGAGGATTTCCTGCTGTGAGGGATATGGGTTCACTGTCATTGGACTTTCAGACCCCAGCCTTTCAGGGTGTCGAGGACAGCGTGCTGTCCGTTCATCAGGGCGTTCATGGGGGTGATGACCTTCTCGCCCAGCGAGCCGCCGTCGTTCTGGATGAGAAAGTACTTCTCGTGAACGTGCAGCCAGCCCACCCGGATCGTGGTGGTGTTGCCGTTGCGCTTCACGTCGGCGTCCAGGGACTGGTTCATCTTGAAGGTCCAGTTACGGTTGGGCTTGCCGGGGGAGAGCGAGGAGGGCGTGTTGTCGATGGTCCACCGCGCTGCTTCGAGGCCTGCCACGCCGGCTTCCAGCGCAGCCTCCTCCACGTCCCGCATCATGTTCTTCTCGCCCTGCAGGATGTGCTGGAACAGCCCGTCAGTCAGCGCCTTGTGGCCAACGAGCCCGGCCACTAGACATCATCCTGTTTCGAGTTGAAGCCGCAGTGCAGGGTGTAGGCCCAGTCCTCGGTGCCGCCGAACCAGCCGCGCACGAACAGAAGCTCGCCCAGAACCATGTCGTTGCCGGCAGAGTCCATGGCGAGCACCGTCACGATGTCGTTGGACTGCCAGCGCAGCTCCTCCGGCGCCGGGTCCGCCTCGTTGCCGTCGAAGGGCAGCATCAGCTGGACCATCTGGTTGTCGGCCGCGTCCGAAACGAACTCCCGGCGGGTGGGCCTGGCGATGCGGTCAATGTTAGCGCGGCCCAGATACAGGAGCGTCGGCAGACCACCCTCGTAAAGGCCAGTGGCCGAGTTCCACTTGGAGGTTCCGCTCGGGCGCTCGATCTTCACCCGGCCTGTCATGGCCGAGTTGATGACGGGGATGTGGTGCTCGGCCCAGCCGTCAGGGAAGACCGATGTTCCTAGGCCCACAGGTTGCCTCCGTTGGCAGCCTCGAACTGATCGAAGGGCGTCACCGGGTCCGCGAAGTCCACGATGAGGAAGGTGCCGTCCGCTGCGTCCGCCGCCTCCTGCACCCGGCTTCCTCGGGCGCGCAGGTCCTGCGCGAGCAGACGCAGCGCGTTGGCCACCGCCGGGCCATCGGTCTGCAGATTCTCCTTGCGGATTTTCTTCGACACGAGCGCATCATTTGCAGCCAGCGCGGTAAGTGCATCTGCCGCTGCATGAAATACATTCCCGGAATTGATGGTCAGATAACCGTTGATGAAAGCGTCCGAGAAGTAATACTCGCCGGCCGCTGTGGGGTTCATGGGATCGCGGCGCAGCTGCACGTCAGAAATGAGCAGACGCACCTGCCCGACAGGTGTTTCGGGGTCGAGGGGATTTACGTCTTGTGCCATGAATACAATTCTACCGGAGCGCAAAACGGCCCCGGTCGAATTGAGGAGCAGTCAATTCGCCGGGGCCGTCACCACACACTACCGGAGGCAGTAGCACCACAGAAATAATTCTAGCACTACTTTGAATTTGTCTGGAAATGGCAAAAGCCCCGCCCGGTTGTATAACACGGGCGGGGCCTTTTAGGTCAGACTAGGGAACGATGTACTGAGCCGGGGGAGCAGTTGCTTCGTTGCCCTTGGAGGCGAACAGAGCCTGGCCGTTCAGGAACGCACCGGCCACAACGTGACGCACCCGGTACTGGATGTCATCGTTGAGCAGCGAGCCTTCCAGACCCGGAACAGCCCCGCCACCGACGTAGCTGCCGGTGTTGCCGGAGATGCGCAGGTCAGGCTTCTCGTTGTTCTGCAGGAACGCGACTGCGAGGGACTGACGGGTTCCGTCGTAGCCCTTGTCCGGCACGAGGTACCAAGTCGTGGCAGAGGTTGCAGACTGGTCGATCTGCTCCAGCCAATCCGTTGCCGTCAGGGTGACATCGGAGTTGGTGGTGTTGACCTTGACCTCGGTGGTGTTGCCAGCGTTGCGGACAACAATTTCCTTGGTGCCGAGGATGGCCTCAGCGCGGTCCTGCAGGGACGTGGGAACCAGCAGGCGGAACTTGGGAACCGACACCCGGCGGCCGTTGACCTTGCGGTTACGGATGGCACGCTTGGCCAGCGCCAGCGCATCCAGACCGAGGGCGTATTCCTTGTCGAACAGCGAACCGGCGTTCAGGTTGCCGTTGCCGGCAGAGAACGTGGCGGCGTTCGGACCCGTTGCCGAGGCGAGGATGCCGAAGGCTTCCGTGTCCTCGGTGTTGCCGGCGAACTCCAGGAGCTTGCCCGGGATGGAGTTGATGAGGTCCCACTCATCGTTGATGACCATTTCCCAGGTGAAGCCGAAGCGGGCACCGTTCTTGGCCAGCAGCACGCCGTTGGCGGACGTGGTGAAGCCGAAGGCCGGGTACTCGGTGTTCTCCGGGACGCGGGGGAGCGACTGGGGCTTGGTGGCAATGCCGCCGTTGGTGCCCAGCTGGGTGTCGTTGTCGAGCAGCAGCTCACGGATGAACTGAGGCTTGAAGTCGGTGAAGACCTTGCGGACGGCGAAGTCGGTCCAGCTGGTCAGGCGCTTCTCGTACTGGGCCTGAAGGGTCTGCCGGGTGCCGATGGCGAAGGCTGCTGCGAGGTCGGAGCTGGACACGGATTCCGTGATGTACGCGGAACCGTCCACGAGCGCCTTGACGCGGCCCTGAGCGGTGCGGTCACCCTGAAGGGCAGCTCCAAAGAGCTTTCCCGCCTCGGTTACGGTCTGGATAGTCATGTCAGCCTTCCTTACGCTGCGTCGGCGGCTACGCCGTTGTTGATGAGCTTGACGTGAACCGGGCCAGCCGGAGCAGTCTTGACCGCCAGAGCCGTGCCGAACAGCTTGTTGCCAGCGCCAGTGGAGGTGGTCAGGGTGTTGTCAGAGGTCTTGATGTAGACCGCGCCGCCAACAGTCGTGGCGCCGGTCACCGTGAGGATGGCCGAGCCGTGCAGTGCGCAGGAGGCGAAGCCGGGGGCGTTGCCGGAGATTGCACCGGACACCTGCGTCAGGGCCATGCCAGCACCGAGCGTGATGGTCTCAGTGACAGAGCCCTCAGCGGTGACGGTGATTGCGTTCAGGACACCTACGCGGACGGGCTGCCCCGCCTTGGTGCCGGTGGGTACAGGAAGGGAGATGTACTCCGCATCCTTGAAAACAATATTCTTTGCCATTTGCTTTGGCCTTTCGTAGCCATCAATGCCTTACTACAATCATAAGGCATTGGAAGTTTTGTAATAAGTTAGTAAGCCGTGCTCGGGAATGTGTGCCTGCGAATCCCTTCATGAGGCACACAAACCCGGGCTACTGCAATGCCGAAAGGCCGTCTGCAGCGGACGAGATTAGGACCACCTCCTAATTAGCTGCCGTAGATCAGATTTCCGATGGAGGAAGCCTTGGATTCCTGAAGTTCTTCAGAGCCATTGCCCTTGAACTCCCGGCCGGATTCCTCGATGACCGTTTCCAGGTACTTCTTCTCGGCGGAAATTGCTTCCGCGAGTTCGGTGCCGGATTCGACAGCTGCGATGACCTTGGCGTGGGCTGCCTTGGGCAGTTCGGCCTCGACCAGTGCGGCGGCGATTTCCGTGGCGGAAGGACCCTTGGGTTCTTCCTTCTTTTCCTTGGCAGCCTCTTCGAGCGCCTTCTTCTCGGCGTCAGCCTTGGCCGTCCGCTCGGCGGTGATGGCTTCAACGAGCGCGTTTACTGCTGTGATCTGGGTATCCAGAGCCTCAGCGAGTTCCTTGGGAAATTCCATTGTTTCTTCCTTCTCTTGGGACTCTGCACCAGACTCGGATGCAGAAACTTGTTTGCGGTCTGATTCCAAGACTTCACCGAATTTGCCTCCGGCCCCGCCCTGCGTCACGATGTCCACCGAATGGACGGCGGTGAATTTCTTCAGCTCCATGCCATTGGTGCCTTCAACCATTTCGCCGGCGGCCCTGATTGAAATGTCGATCAGGCCTGCCTCGGCCAATTCCTTGATGCGTTCCCGCTCGGATTCGACAATGGTAAGATTGGCCCACAAATCCTTGCCGTCGTATTCGGCGGATTCGGAAAGGTAGCCCACGATGTCGTCAATGGATCGCTCGGGACGGTTCCACTTTTCATCGGCGGTGGGATGGTTCTTGAAGCTGCGGACGCCTTTACCAAAAAGGTGCTTTCCGGCCTCGACTACCTCTTTGGGGTAATAGGCCGAGGAGCCCTGACGGTCACCTTCAATGATTTTGATGCGCCACGTTTTGCCTGTCAGTTCAGCGGGCTGAAGTTTGCGCGCCTCACTGATTTCGGTAACAGTCACAGGAATCTCCATTCGTCTAATATCCATATTACCAGTTTGCATTTCTGGCCCTTCAGGGATAAACAGCAAGGAAGTAACCACGCAACAGCCCCCGGCACACAGATGGTGTCGGGGGCTGTTGAGGAGGGGCACTTAACCGGTCGAAAGGACCGCTACGCGATGATGCCGAGTGCCAGCAGTTTGGCGCGGAGGTCGTTGATAAGCGTCAGGGCTGTGGCGAGGTCTGTTGCTGCGGCCGGGGTGCCGGTCTGCTTGGCGATGGGTGCCGTGCCGTGGAAGCCGATCTTGCCGCCACTGCCCGCGACCATGACGCTGCCGGTGTTGTTCTGGATGTTGAGTTGGTTTGATCCGCCGTAGGTTTCCAGTTTCGCGGTAGCGCTGCCTGCGGTGGCGTTATAGGACCAGGACAGGATCACGTTATGGGTGGAATCCTGCCCGACAACCAATTCCGAGATGCCGGTGGTGTTGCCAACACTGACCTTCGCCCGCCCCGAACCGGTGGCCGGGCTGATCAGGTCGCCCACAATCACGGATGAATCGAACCCATCCGTGGACTTGTGCGCGAACCGGCGCGGCACCTGCCCAGCCGAAACGGTGATGCCACCGCTGATGCTGGCGTAGTGGAAGAACTGGCCGCGCCAACGGGTGATCCAAGGCTTCATCCCGGTGTACGCGGTGGCCGTGACTTGCCCGCCAACCTTCCAGCCGAGCGGGAACAGGTCGTCAGTGGTAGTTGCCCAGAAGTTGCCAACAGGGCTGAAAGATGAGCTGGCGTTGCCAAACTCCATCCTCCAGTGATCGCCTTCACGGTAGACGAACGGGTCACCACCCCAAATGCCGTCTGTCGTGTGCCCCGTTTCGGGGAGGATGGGCGCGTTAGTGTCATCAATGGTCCAGGTCCCATTGAGGCTTGTCGCCCATGCGTACCCTGCGCGTTCCAGCCCGGCAGTGTTGGTGGCGTTGAAGAACATGTAGTACTTGTTCCGCGACTTCACAATGTTCGGGTGCCATGTGTACTGCTTGCGCCATGAGGACGGACCAGTCGCCGCGCCGGACGGTGCAACAACGGTACCCCGGCGGGTCCACGGGCCGGCCAGATCGGTAGCGGTAGCGTGGCAGATAGTCGGCTGCCCGCCCTCATAACCGAGCGCCGTCAGACCAATGTAGAACAGGTGGTAGACGCCATACTCTTCATACAGGACTGGACCGGTCACGCCGTACTGGTCCGGGCTGCCAGCAACGCCCGAGCCCGTGAAGAACTGCCCGGACTTAGTCCAGGTGATCCCGTCGTCGGAATAGGCAATGCCGTGGGATGCTACGGCCGTGCTGTCCAGTGCGGTGTACCCGGTGTAGAGCATGGCGAGGCGCCCGGCTTTACGGTCGAAGAACACGCAGGGTGATTCGACCTTGGCGGCGTCGAACGTCCCGGCCGATCCAAGTCCGAGGATCAGCCCATAGTTTTCGAGGTTCGTGCCGCCTGACGTGACAACGGCTTGATCCCGGTAGTCGCCGGCGTAGCTTGGGCTGAAGTTCCAGTTAGCAGCGTCGAATGTTGCCCCCGAGTTGAAGTTTGTCTTGGCCGAGACAACATCGCCCAGCGGGCTTGTGACTATATCCCCGGTGGAGTAGGCAACGTTCGCCTTCCAGCGCGGGACATAAGTGGCAGATAGTTGACCACCGATGCCACTGGCTGGGTCTGCAATCTCCTGTCGGATTTTCTGTACCGCTGACTGGATATCAATGATGTCCATGCTTCAGTTCCTATCGTTTAGCTTGCTGGGCGTCTTTGCGGTACGAGTTGTCCCCATTGGACGGGGCCGTGGAGGCGTCCTTCTTGACCTTCGGACCCTTGCCGGCGCCGGGGAGCGCGGCGGGGCCGGGCTTGCCGGGCACACCGGGGGCTGGCTTGGCTGCGGCTAGCTTCTCTGCGTGCTGGGCAGCGGCCTCAGCCTGCTTCTCTGCCTGTTTGGCCGCCAGAATCAGGTTGCCCAGTTCCTCCTCGGAGGGCACCTTCTCCGGGTCGAAGTCGAAGTCGAGCACCTTGCAGATCGCAATACGCATCTCCTTGTCGCTGAAGACGTTCAGCGGCACCAGGGAGACAATCGACTGAATCCGGCGGTAGGCCAGCTCCTCCTCGATCTTCTCGAAGGACACCTTCACGTCATCGAAGCCGAGGAAGGCGAAGATCGACTCGAAGAACATGATGTGCTCGGACTGCCGGGCCTTCATCACCTTCTCGTTAGAGGAGCCCAGCGTCTCGGCCGAGGCCCGGTTGGCGTTGCCGGCGTCGGCCGTCAGCTCGTTGAGCGGGACGTTCAGGCCGGCGGCGACGTAGGCGGCCAGCGGCAGGCCTGCCTCGAAGTCCACCGAGCCGCCGGTACGGCCCACCGAGGAGATGGTGGTGCCCATGCCGGTGACAGCCGTGGCGCCCACACCCTGCGGCTGGCCTGTCATGGGGTCCAGTGCCGGCGCGGTGCCCACCTTGGTGGCCGCTGCCTTGGCGTTGGCCGCCGTGGGGGCCGAGACCTTCCAGGCAAAGCGTGAGTAGGCCTTGACCAGCGTGGCTTGGCACTCCAGGAACTCCTTGTGGGCCTTGGCCCAGAAGATCACGCTGAGCAGGTCAGGGACGCCCCACTTCCAGCCAGTCTGCTTGTTGACGCTGTGCGCGGCGATGCGCTGGCCGTCCCAGTTGACCTTCTTGCCCTTGAACTGGCGGGGCTTGCCGTTCTCAGTTTCGTCATAGTCGATGGCCGGGAAGTAGACCGTGTTGTCAGTGGTGACTTCCTCCTGCGACGTGGCCTTGGTCACCGTGGTCTTCCACTCGCGCTTGTAGAACCAGATTTCCTCGGCGTTGTCCGGGTTGGAAATCGTGCCGGTGATCTGGCGCATGGGCACACGGGCCACAGCGCCGTTCTTGGACTTGGAGCCTGGCTTGGTCACCAGTAGGAAGAAGTTGCCGTCCGTGGCGAGGCAGTTCTCCAGCTCCTCCTGGGCCTTGTCGGAGAGCAGGTACTTCTGGTTGACGGCGGACTTCACGAACGCCTCGTGCTTCTCCAGCCCGTCCAGCTTGATGCCGTTGCCCCAGATGTAGGCGTGGCGCACCGCGAGGCCGCGCTTGATGAGCGGGTTGATGACCGCCAGCGCGCGGGTGACGTTGGTGTAGTTCCTGATCGCGGAGAGCGGCAGTTCGTTCATGTCCACGTCTTCGCCCAGCGGGCGCCAGCCGATGTTGTCCAGCGCGAGCTGCACGTCCGCGATGGATTCCTTCAGTTCGAGGACAGTCTCGGACAGCGCCGCGTTGGCAGCCCGCGTCTCTACCAGCTCCCGAAATTCCGGGGTTGCCTCAGAGAGTTGCATCGCCTGTCGCTGGGCGCGGTTCCTGGACATGAAACTCCTAAAGTCATTGGCTGTCAGTCCATTCTATCAACTGGTGCTTTATTCTTTTCAGAGCATCAAAATAGCAATTCAGTACGGACTAATCATGCTTTCGTAGGCGTGCAGGAAATCCTCGGGCAGCGTCTCGAATTGTGCGCCGGGCTCCAATTTGTTGACTGCATCCTTGGGGTCAAAGCCCAGTTCCATGGAGGCATAGGCAAAAGCGTCAGAGTAGTCGGGAGATTTGCCGGTTTTGGCCCGGATTTCCTCTTTCGAGGCCAGCTGCAGGGCGCTGCGCTTGTTCTTGAAGTGGTATTCCAGATCGCCAAGCTCGGTGATGAGGTTGGTGTCTTCCTCATCAATGTCGATGCCGCCGTTGAGCATCCGTTCCCGGATGGTGTCGTACATCTCGGCGCGCTGGTTCAACCACTTGTCGAGGTCACTGGAGGAGGCGTTGCCGATGATTCCGATGGTCTCGAAGCGGCCCTCGGACTTGTTGGCCACCATCTCATAGACGCCGGCGCCGATACCCACGCCGTCGATCCTGACCTCATCGACGCCGTGGTCATGGGCCAGCGTCACCACGCGGGCGGCGGTCTCGGTCAGGGTGCTCTTGTTCCACTTGGCGAGGAACCGCGCCACGCCGTCCTGATAGATGTAGACCACCGTGTAGTCGCCACCCATGCGGGCCACGTCCACGCCGAGGCGCGGCTTGGAGTCCTGCTTGTGGACCAGCTCTGTCATCTTGCCGATGGCCAGCGTGCCCTCGGGGAACAGCGCGTTGGTGCCGTCCATGGAGAACTCGCCCAGCACCTTGGAGCGGAAGCGCGGGGAGTCCTCGCCCCACTCCTTCTTGCGGTCCTCGATCCACTGCAGCGTCACCAGACCGCCGCTGGCCTCCTCCGGGAACTCCTCGCCCGTGATGTTGGGGGAGTCGTAGGAGTTGATCGTGATCTTGTGCCAGGTGTCGTTGTTGGACTTCCAGATGGCCCCAAACGGGGTGTTCACGTCATCGGGGTTGCCGATGGCCAGCGCGGCGTCATACTTACCCGTGGTGATGGCCGAGACGGCGGTGAAGATGGTCTCGGGGATACCGCAGGACTCATCGAGGACCGCGAGCACACCCTGACGGCGGTGAATACCTTGGAAGGCGTGCTCGTTGGTGTTCGAGGGCTTGCGGCCGAAGGCGCGCTTGACCTTCAGTTCGGACTTCCACTCGTTCTCCAGGGAGATGTCGCCCCACATCTTGCCCTTCAGCTTGTGGTCACGCAGGTACTCCCAGATGATGTCCAGCTGGGATTGCGTGGGCGCCGTGGTGACCGCGATGGAGTCCAGGTCCTTGCGGGTGTCCGTCCACCACGCCACGATGATGGACGCGACAAAGGACTTGCCGACGCCGTGGCCGGACTTGACCGCGACACGCTTGTACTTCAGCAGGGCGTTGGCAATCTCGATCTGCTTGTTCCACAGGGTGTAGCCGAGCTTGTCCTTGGCCCAGAGGGCGATGTCGGTCTTGTAGCGCTCGTTGAGGGCAGCCTGTTCCAGCTCGGCGCTGGCAGCCCTCATCGCATCGAAGATGCTCATTCGGTGCGTTCCTGCTCCAGCCGCCAGAGCAGGGTCTTGGCTGCCGCTTCATCCTCGTAGATCAGGTGGAAGGAGCGCAGGAGGTTCAGTATCAGGCTGTAGTGCGAGTCCGTGGCCGAGAACAGCCGGCTCTTGATCGCGGCCCAGTCTGGCTCACACCCGTCGTTCTCGAAGAACAGGTCCAGGATGTCGGTCACGTCCTGTGTGTAGATGCCTTGGCTCATTATTCGGCTTCCTGGGTCTCGGTCAGGGCGCGCTGCGCCTCGGTGGTGAACACCTCTTGGAGGACGGGGCCTGTTAGCTGGCCCTGAATCTGCTTGATGGTCTTGCTGTTGGTCAGCACCTGCTCGATGTGTGCCTGCATCCCGGCCGAGATGGCGAAGATGGCCCGGAGGATGAGCTGGGTCTGCGCCTGCGTCAGCTCCAGCAGCTTGTCCTCGGCGTTGCGCTTGTTTTCCTTGTTGATGCCCTGCAGCTTGGCGATTTCCTGCAGCAGCTTGATGACCAGCTCGTAGTCCTCGGCGCGGTCAGCGAAGCGCAGGCGGTCATTGACCTGCGTGAGCAGCACCTCCAGGCGCAGTTCCTGCAGGACGGCCTGCTCCTCCGGCGGCATGATGGTCCGCGAGGCGATGAACTCTTTCCAGACGGAGACAACTTCCTCAACGTCGGCACCCGTTCGGACGGCAATCTCCTCGAAGGAGTAGCCCTTGGTGCGTAGGGGGACAACTTTCGCCGTGAAGGCGTCCATTGTATTCAGATCATCAGCCATGTCAATAGCTTACCAACATCGAAGTTTTACACAGTAAAGTACACATCCTGTGTACAACAAAAGGCCCCCGAGCTGTGGAAGTACCTCGGGGGCCTTGCTGTGCGGTGGAAGTCCCGCTCGCCCGGTTGTTTTTGTGTGCCGCTACGGACCTCGGCTATTCAGTTGCTGGCGGTAACTGGTGCCCTCGGGCTGTCCTGCCGCCTTCCCCAACGAGAGAATGGTTGGGAATCCTTTACTGCGTCGGGAGTGCAGGAATCGAACCTGCCTTGCCGAGGTGCTACCTCGTGCCCTCACATCAGATGGGCCAAACTCCCGTCACCCCCTGCGTCCGGCCTACTCAGATACCGGCATTAGTTCTTCGGGGGCTTCCCTCGGCTCCTACATATCGGTCACCGAGGTAGCTTTACATGTCAGGGTTGCTCATCAGGCTGCCTGTTCCTGGACCTGTTCGACGGCCTGCGTGGAGAGCCAGTGGGCGTAGACGCTGGCAGCCGCCTGGACGGCCTGCTCTTTGGTTCCTGCCACTGTGCTCTCCTGTGTGTCTCGGTGTGTATGAACGAGGCTACACCACGACAAAGTAGTAAGGCAAGCCCCTCTTGACGCCGGATTTAGAATTGGCCCATGAAGCCCAGAGCCGCCCTGTATCTGCGCCAGAGCACCTACAAGGAAGAATCCATCTCCCTGGAGCTGCAGGAGCGCGCCTGCCGGGACTACGCCACCTCACAGGGCTACGACGTGGTGGCCGTGGAGGCTGACCCGGGCATCTCGGGCAGGACGTGGAACCGTCCCGGCGTCCAGCGCGTCATGGACATGGTGGAGGGCAAAGGCGCAGATGTCATCGTGCTCTGGAAGTGGAGCCGCCTCTCGCGCTCCCGGCTCGACTGGGCCGTGGCCGCAGACCGGGTGGAGACTGTCGGCGGCAGGATCGAGAGCGCCACGGAGGCCATCGACGTGTCCACCTCCACCGGACGCCTCGCGCGCGGGATGCTCACCGAGTTCGCGGCCTTCGAGTCCGAACGGATCGGAGACACCTGGAAGGAGGCCCACGCGCGCCGGGTGCGCAACGGGCTGCCCCACACCGGGACGCCGCGCTTCGGCTACGTCTACGCGCGCGAGACCGGCTACAGCGTCGATCCCGAGACCGGCCCGCTGCTCCGGCGGCTCTACCTGGACTACATCTCCGGCGTCGGCTTCATGCGGCTGTCCCTGCTGACCCGCGAGCACGGCGGCCCTATCGAGGCGGCCAGCGTGAAGCGCATGATGGATTCAGGCTTCGGAGCCGGGCTGCTTTTGACCCGTGGCGAGCACGTCACGGGGGCTCACGAGGCCGTAATCACCGAGAGCGAGTGGAAGGCCTACAAGATGGCGCGCAAAGGCCGTGTGGGGCGTCCCCGGGCCGAG